GGGCGGCATGAATGAGCTGGCTCTTTTCGCAGGTGCTGGTGGAGGAATACTTGGGGGACATCTCCTCGGATGGAGAACAGTCTGTGCAGTCGAGTGGGAACCCTATCCAGCAAGCGTACTGTGCGCCCGACAAAATGACGGTTTTCTCCCGCCTTTCCCGATTTGGGATGACATACAAACCTTTGACGGAAGACCGTGGCGAGGAATTGTTGATGTCGTATCTGGCGGCTTTCCCTGCCAGGACATTAGCATTGCAGGAAGAGGGGCGGGACTCGATGGAGAGTCATCCTCAATGTGGTATCACATGGCGCGGGTGGTTAGCGAAGTTCGACCAAGAAGCGTATTCGTGGAAAATAGCCCAATGCTCATTCATAGAGGAATCGGGCGAGTCCTTGGAGACCTTTCCAGCCTCGGGTATGACAGCAAATGGACGGTTATGGGAGCTGCCGATGTTGGCGCACCACACCAGCGCGACCGAGTCTGGATTGTGGCGCACTCCAGATACGGGGGGGGGGGGCCAAGGGGATTGCTCAAACAAGGCAAGAATTATCGAGAGAACGGTCAACCCATCCAGATCAGATTGGTGGATCAAGTGAACAACCCGAGACTCTGGCCCACACCAGTAAAGAGGATGTACAAAGACAGCGGAAGCCCAGCGGAGTACGAGCGCAACGAGACACCCCTTGCGGCTCAGGTTGGTGGGCCATTGAACCCGCCTTGGACAGAGTGGCTAATGGGGTGGCCTGTCGGGTGGACAGACTTAAAGCCATTGGAAACGGACAAGTTCCAGAAGTGGCAAGACGAGCATGGGAGGTATTAAATGACACCTGAAAACGAAGTAGAGCAAGTAATAACGCGGTCTTTGTCTGCGGCTGAGATCATGGATCTAACGGGCCATAACAAGTGGACTCTGTTTCCAATCCTTCACAGGCTAATCCGTGAAAACAAGATCACGAAGAAAAACCTCAGATACGCCCCAACTGGCTATTCTGACAAACTCATCCGCAACGGCAGAGACCAATTCTTCTGTGCAGACCCCTTTGGATTGTCAGGACTGCAAGACGCGGGGGATCTTCAATCTAAATTGCGGGCCATGCAGACTAAGACTTCTTCTACGGGAACCATGCAAGGTCTTACGGCAGCAGATGGCAGAAAGGTACGGTGGGCCTGATGGAGATTGGAAAGCCAACAATTGTGGATGTGAAAGAACCTGCGAACGAAGGGCAAATAGGCGGCAATCACTATAAGAAGTTGACGATCCAGCCCTGGGACTATATCCTTCTTAACAGTATCGGGTACTGTGAGGGTTCGGCAATAAAGTACCTAAGCAGGTGGCGGGACAAAGGGGGCATACAAGACCTCTACAAAGCCAAGCATTTTATAGACAAGCTGATAGAACACGAGGAGAGTAAAAAATGATTACATGCCCAAATTGCGGTTATAAAGAAGCACCAGTAAAAGTTCCCCCAAAGCTGACTAAAACGCATCACAAGGTTCTGGCGGCTTGTAGACAACCGAGAACTTCTAAAGAGATTGCAGATAATCTTGGTATAACTTTGTCTGCGGTCTATCACCATCTGCGGCTCCTACAGCGTTTAGACCAGCTAGAGAAGATTCAAGACCCTGATGCTGGTGGACATAATTGGGGCTGCACCTTTGTGGCTACAGGCAAACCCATCGCGTTTGACCATGCCTGGATGCGCTACACGGGTAACACAGTTATGGGGGTGCGGCTATGAAATGTCCGAACTGCCAGGAGAAAACTGAGGTTGCGGAGACAAGGGTTATAGAAGAAAACCCACGCTGGACGAAACGGCGCAGGATTTGTAAACAATGTGACTTCAAGCTCTGGACTGTAGAGATGCCCGCAGAAGATGTGTATGTGGAGGATGAGGCGTGAGCGACCTACGCAAAGCGGCAGAGGAGGCACTGGACAGGATGGTTGCTGAGAATCAGCGTCTTGGTTTGTATGATGACCTGCAAACCGCTATCGAACGAGGCACTAAGGCTTGGGCAGATGTTCCTGCTGACTGGGTAGAGGAACTGCGGGGTAATGACACCCCTGAAGAGACCCCTGAAGTCACCCCCGAAGTACCCTGCAAGACCCACCCAGACGCACCGCATGGGTTTGACAGGAACGCTAGTCATAGTGCTGATCGTTATGTATGTGAGTGCGAGGGATGGGAGCCGCCAAAGCGTGAATGGGTTGGGTTGACGGCTGAGGAGGTCAAATACTTAATAAGCCATTTCGATTGGAGAGCGCCAAAAGAGCAATTTGTTTCAGTTATTGAGGCCAAGTTGAAGGAGAAGAACGCATGAAAAAGCGACCAGCGGGAGGTGTCGTGGATCATAACCGAACAACACCCGCAGTGGGGGCCGGTTAGTCTTATGAGACATACCTTAGGCTGGTGACCCCACACCCAATTAAAGGAGAAAAACACATGAAAGTTGAAGACTCGATTGAGACGCTTGCTGTTTCCCCGATACGGGCCGCAGAAATAATTGGCCTAACATTTTCAACTCTTGAAAAAGATAGACGACTAGGGCATCTCGGCATTCCTTTTGTCCAAGCCGGTAGGCGGGTTGTTTACCGACTTGCTGACCTAAAGGATTGGCTTGAAGAACACAAACAAACAACACACATAAATGGCGCATAAAAATGTCCGTTAAGCACTATAAATGGCGCATAAAACTGTTTAATGGTGCATACATAAACCATAGGAGAAAGCATGAGTAACTGGGCGATAGGGTTCACGATGGGCTTGCTGGTAGTTCTTGCGTACCAGAAGATCTATGACGAACCCGTGGTTGTGGATAGTCACAATGCGGAAGAACTTATCAATGCATACAAGCGGGGACAGGCGGATGCCTTAAGAACAAACCCCGTATCAATGGAATTGGAGCAAGCCTGTTTAAACCTATGGGCAAATAAGCAGGAGAAATAATGGCAGACATGATTAACCACCCCCCGCATTACACCGTTGGTGGTATTGAAACGATTGACTACATGAAGGCCAAGTCAACCACGGAAGAGTTTAAGGGGCATCTTAGACTGACCGCCCTTAAATACTTAAGCCGCATGGGACACAAAGATGACTCACTCAAAGATCTTAAGAAGGCCCAGTGGTACTTAAATAGACTTATTCAGGAGATCGAAGATGGACTATAACTTCACCAAGGACTGGTTCTCTTGGTCGCCGCCCGTTTGGGAGCAGGTGTTTAAACAACTTAAAGCGAAGAACATTTTAGAGATCGGATGCTTTGAGGGCCGAGCCACCACTTGGTTGATTGAGAATGTGGACTGTGACGAGATCGTCTGCATCGACACCTTTGAGGGCGGAGAGGAACACACACCCGAGATTATGGATGGGGTGCGTGAACGATGGCGGAGTAACATAAATGTCGCTTTTAGTAAAAAAGAATCAGAAACCGAAATACGACTTATCCCAAATGATTCCTACGATGCCCTCATTTCATTGTGGAAAGAGGGGATGTTGTTCGACTTCATCTATGTGGATGGATCTCATGTGGCAAAGGATGTTTTAACCGATGCTTGTATGGCATGGCCCATGCTCACGGTGGGTGGGGTGATGTGCTTTGATGACTACGGATGGGGAGAGCCGATACCCGAGACCCACAAACCCAAAATGGCGGTGGATGCGTTTGTCGATATATTCCAAGAAGACCTTGAGGTTATCCACAAGGGGTATCAATTACTTGTTCAAAGGATGAAATGATGTCAGAGGTTCAAAAGATTGTTATCAAGGAAGAGAAAAGGCCCAGCATTCTGATCGCCACCCCGATGTATGGCGGGATGTGTACCGGGCATTACCTGTCCGGGGTCATTGCCACTATCAACAAGATGAGGTCTGTGGGAGTGAAGGTTTACTTCTCTCAGATTATGAACGAGAGCCTGATCACCCGGGCAAGGAACGAGTTGGTCAGGGTCTTTCTGGAGTCCGAGTGCGATTACCTGATGTTTATCGATGCGGACATCTGTTTTGATGGAAATGCGGTGGCCCAGCTTCTAGCCGCCGACAGGGAGATTGCCTGTGGTATCTACCCCAAGAAGGAGATCGACTGGGCGCAGGTTAGTAAGGCCGCTCAGATGGGCAAGGAGAACCTCGCAGACTATGGCGGGGCGTTTGTTATGAACTTTCCGAAGTCGGATAAAACCTTCTTTGAGACGGACGAGGACGGGACGGTGGAGATTCGGCATGGCGGGACAGGCTTTATGCTGATCAAGAGGTCTGTCTTTGAAACGCTGGCTGATAAGGTTCCGACCTATCGCACATCGACCGTGAAGAAGGACGGGGAGTATTTAAAGCCCGAGACCCGAGAATACTTTGCAACCAGCATTGATGACACCGGATGCCTTCTTTCTGAGGACTACCACTTCTGCGATCTATGGCGAAAAAATGGAGGTAAGATCTATGCCAACCCGTTCATCAAACTCCAACATCTTGGGAGCTACCTCTTTGGAGGAGACATCACAGTCGCAGGATCGAACCTTAAGTAGTTTAAACGCAGAGACCAAGCTCGTCTTTGCCTTGAACATGGCCCGGATGGTGGAGGAGGTTTCTGATCCAGAGACCAAGACCATCATTAAGACTATCCTTAATCATCTTGCCATGTCCCTAATCAGAACAGATCGAATGCATTGACACTAGTTTGAAGAAAGAGAAATGGTTTCAGGCATTGCAAGATCTCGGCTGTATTGTCTGTTTAAACGAAGGTGTAAAATCTCCGCCGGACATCCATCATATCCATAGGAACTCCCGCCGTGTTGATGATTTTCATACTATCCCTCTATGCCCACATCATCATCGACTGGGTGTTAATAACAAGGACTACGTCTCTCGACATCCTTGGAAGAAAGAGTTTGAAAAGCGTTATGGGTCGGAGTGGGATCTTTTTGAACAGGTCAAGAGGCTAGTCGATGAAAACAATCGTTCATGTCAACCAGTTAATCATCCGCAAGAACCAGAAGAGCGGGGAGAGAAACCCGGTTCTGACGGTTAAGAACTACAAGTCCAACACCTACGCCCATGAGGTGGAGATCGATGGGCCAAGCAAGATTGTTTACAGTCCTGATAAACCTTTGTCTTGCGGAGCCAGAGTTTGGATTGAGACGGAGAACGAGGTCAGGATCATAAAATGATCTACCCGTTTAAACGCCCATGTTCTTACGCAGCAGGTTAATTCTTTGGGTTAAGGCAATCTCCGCCTTGCGTAGTGCGTCCAAGGATTGACGCTTCTGATCAGGCTCCATTCTGGAGATGTTGATCGCCAGTCTAGACTCTCTTAAAGACTTCATGTCCTTGTCCAGATCCCGGATGTAATCCTTCATGCCCAAGACCTGACCGTTTTCTTTCAGGTACTCGGTAAGGGCTTCAATGTTCCCGGTTCTCTCCAGTTGGTTAGAGGTTCTCACCACCTCATCCAGTTTCTCTCGGAGGTCGTAGTACTCATTAACCGTTCCTGCGCCGAGGTCGGAGATCATAAACCGTTTCAACACGGGGATCTGATCCAGCCTCCATGTGGCTTTGGTAGCGTCATCCTCAGATCGAATGATGGAATCCATTGTGGTGATGGCGTAGGTTCCCATCGCCCCGGTATATCCTCTGATGATATAGTCGATCTTCATTGGGGAAATCCCTAATGTCTGGCCCAATTGGATCGCAATCTGAGATGTTCCCTCGGAGATCTGAAACTCCGGAGCCAAGTCTTTCTTGCCCATCCCCACGATGTCTCGCTGGAGGAAGAAGGAGTAGTTGGAAGAGGCCTCAATAAGGGGTAGGACAGCCTGTGGGATCGGGTTAAAGGAGAGGGTTCCCATGACCTGTCGGGCAATCGATTCCCTGACCTGTTCGCCCGTGTCATCGCCCATTGTGTAGGCCATGATCCGCTCAGGTATCACCTTGAACATCACACCTAGTTCAAAGGGGATGGGGAATTTAAATCCGCCAATGATCCAGTAGTTGTCCCTCGTTTCTTGGTCTGCACGTTGCCACTCTTCCTCGTCTTGAACAAGGGCGTAATACATTGCAGTGGTTCCGAGAAGGGCGAGGGAGCGGAGCATAAAGGCTTTTTGCTGGGCCACTGCGGTGGAGCTTGCCAGCCTTCCAAACCCGGCCCGGTACAGAAGATCCAGACCCTGAATACGGGCGTTAAGGAATGGAATGATGGCGGCAAAGATTTGAATGATCGGGCTTGATCCTTTGCGGGAGAAGTTGATCACCTCCATCGCCTGATAAATAGCTTCTGCCTCGTTGCCAGTTTCCTCTAGAACCCGCTCAAAGACGGCGGCACGGGTTGATAGGTCTGCGGCGGTCGAAGCCTTGTCTAGGCCGTCCCACATCGCTCTGAGAGGCATAACTGCCTTCTGGGCGGTGGTCATCTCTCCAGCCATACGCTTGAGTTGATCACCAAAGACACCGGCGGTGGCCTGTACATCGCCCTTGAACTCATAGCCTGAACCGATACCCGCCCTGCGGAGGGCTTGGACGGTCGGGGAGGCGTTGCTAAGGATCTTCACAAACTGGTTGACACCGCTTGCCACGGGGGTGAGCTTTTGTCCTGTGGTGATCCATGCCGAGAGAGATTCCCGGAGAACAGAGGCTCCGATAAAGGCTGGGTCTCGGGTCACCATCTCCCGCAAGAACTCAGCGGGCTTGGCAAGAATATCAAGACCGGGGATCTGGGGAATGTTTAAAGCCTGTAGAGACTGAACTAAAAGAGGATCGGCTACCTTGTAGTAGGCATCCTTTCCGTTTTCCCTAACCATCACCACATCAGGCATATCCCGCTCTTTTTCGGTGGTTCTTTCTACAAGTTTTCCGCCAGCCGTTGGGCTGTTTAAACGCTGGAAGTTGGTGACTACCCTGTTAGCCGCCACGTTTCTCATCCCGGCTTCGATTGCCGCCCGGGAGTTACGCACCACCGTCTCTAGAAACTCTCCCAAGGGAGCATCGCCGCCCTTTAATTTCTTGGGAGCCTTAACTCCGGAGATGGCAGAGAAGATGCTGGGGCCAACGGTACGTTCTCCATCCAATTGTCGATAGAAGGGAATGTAGTCGCCATACTTCATCCATTCCTGAGCCGCCTTGGCATCGATCACCCCGGTGTCTCTCATGTACCTGACAAGACCCTCGTTGTAACGCTGGTAGTCTTCAAACACCTGTTTAAATTCTGGAAATTGTTTCTCAATAGCAGGAATCTGGGCCAGTTCTTGGCGGGAGAAAGGAGTGACCTTGCCCTGAGCGTCCAGCCTTACGCCTCGCCTTCTGGCGGCATAGTCTTGGAACATCTGGTAAACGAAGGGGTCTTGCTTCTGTGCAAGGGGCATGAGGATTTCCATCAGTCCCTTGACCTTGCCGCCCATGTTATCCACATAGGTGTATCCCTTGGCATACACAGGGATGCCTGATTTAAACGACTCAGCCGCAACGCCCGCCGCCCGGTCAGACATTAATGCGGCAGAGATAGCAGATTGATCCGCAAGAAGAAGAGAATCACCAAATTGTTTAGCCAGTTCTCGGGAGTAGTACTCGATCCGCTCGTACTTATTAATAAACATCTGGCGGAACTTAGCAAAGGGTGTCGCACTCATGGCCTCCGAGATACGATCCTTGAACCCCTGCTCTACCCTCGGGGTAGTGGTTCTTTGTACAGTATCAATATAAGACTGACCAAGGGTCTGTCCAGCCTGTTGACGGAGGGAGAACCGCTCCATCGGCTTGCCAACAAATTGGCCTTCCTCTGTGAGACCAAGGCGTATGCCCGTCTCGGCTGGGATTGCGATACCCGATGGATGATAGAACCCGTCAAAACCAAGAATGTCAGCAATGTCTTTACTGTAAGAATAGAAAATATCATTGCCGATTTTGTAGGTTTTGGTTTTTCTAGCGGCTGGGCTATGTTGTATAAGTCGGGTAGCAATTTGACTAACATCATCACCAGCTTTGAAGCGTTTGTACTCAGGCATATCAAAATAGTCATTAATTTTGTCAGCCTGTGCTTTGTTAACCTTAAAGTTATCCAAACTAATAAGCCTCATTGGCTTGTCGGTAACCGTTTCAAAAACTGTTCCGGGGGCTTTACCTTCTTGCGCCGCTCTTCCAAGCCGATCTACTTCGCTTCTAGCGAACCCCCGTGCCTGTGGCTCATCGCCAAACCAAATAAGAGACCCTTCGTATAAACTCCCGCCACTTGCTTTGTATGATGGGGTGGATAGCAGAATATGCCCTGCCGCTTTAATTTCTGCTGAGTTGTCTGCGTTTGATCCGTGAAAGATTTTTGTCCCAGCAGGGAGCGTGTAAACGGTTGTATCTGTGTTTGTTTCCGGCAAATCAGATAACTTGAAATCACGGAGGGAGTAGCGAACTGGCTGTGCAAACTCTTGAACCTTTTGGTCGCCAAGTTTAAACATATCCACAACGACTTCGCTCTCAGCATCTTTGCCGATCATGTGAATATCGCCGGGGTTGATGTCTGCTTCGACAACAACTAAGTTTTTGGGAGCAATCTTTCTGTTTTGAACAAAGTTTGCAAAGCTCAATGCGGTATTGGGGTCTAAGGTAAAGGCCGCATAGTAACTAAGATCACCCGCCCGAATATTCTCTAGCTCTTCGGTAGACATCAAACGGAAGCCCTTGATGCGGTTACCGAGCATTTGTTTGGCTAACTTCTGGACATTCTTTGTGTAGTCTTTGCCGCCCGGAACATCATTGATGTAATAAGCCGCCTCGTTTAAACCGCTATCCGATACACCGCCGATCCATGCATCACGCAGCTCAGAGATTTCGGGAGTGGTTTCTAAACGCTCTGCCTGATCAAAGAACCGCTGGATGTTTTGTGGCGGAGGAGTTTTTGAGCGAAGCGAATAACGGAGATCACCTCGTTTTTGTGCCGCACTAGCCTCTTCTTTGGTCATGCCAAACTGAGCGGCCTCTGCTTCTGTAGGCTCACGCTGACCATATGTCCCGATATTGCCGGTGACAGACTTCAACTGGTTGGGGTTATAGACCGCCAGATTTTTTTTGCCGCCTTCTCGTATGTAGAATCCGTCATGGCGGTTTTCTCGTATTGCTTCTTGAACAATTGGGTTTTCAATGCTTGCCCATCGGCCTGATTCAAGCTCACTTCTTAGGTCGTCTGTGATGTCCAAATCACGATTAAATGCCTCATAGATTTCTTCCGGAGTTTTATTTTCTTCGATGTAGTCAATGACACCCTGAACATCTTCGGGATTTTGATAGTCAAAAGGATTCTCCGCCCTAACATACACGGGAAGAATGTTTGGCTTGCTAGGAAGTCGTTTGGCAATCTCGTTTCGGATTTCTGTGGCATCCGGGTCTTTAACAATGCTCTCTACCGGAAATCTTAGAAGCTCGGTGAGCATTTGAATCTGTTTCTGTTTTGGCACTCCCTTTGCCGTTTTAGCAACGCCAGCCGCAATAGCCTTCTTGATTTCTTGTTCCGAGAGGAATTGATCTGCGTGATCAATCATCCACATCTCGGACATATAAGAGAAGTCCTCTGCAAAGCGGGGATCTTCTGTGACAAAGATCGCCCCGGCTTGCTTGGCTTTAAACTCGGTAATGTCTCGGGCCGTTCCGTGGTACATCACACGGGGGCGACCCTGTTCATCAACTATCGTTGATCGTCCGAACCATTGTTTAAACTCTGGTGTGTTTGCGGTGCGTAATGAATATTTTTGGGCTGGCGCAATATTTTGCTTCCATGCCCACTCTGGTAAAAGCCCAGTTTTTTGTTCTGCAAAAACGGAGTCTTCTACTTTAGCGGTTTTGTTTTTCTTTGCATAGGGGCCAAAATTCATCCAACTGTTTTGACCTCTTGTTTCGGTGGCTAATGCACCTAATGCAGGGCCGGTAAACAACCGTGCATGGGCTTGAAAAGCATTTTCTTCGCCTCTAGTTCTAAATCCAGCACCCTCTAATCCATGTCCAAAAGCATCATGCACCGCTCTAAATAAATCATTAACTGTAACGGGGTGCGTTACACCCTCTTGGTCAGGCCAGCGTAAACCCGTGTCTCGCAACATGGGATTGTTTTCAATAGCCGCCCCTGTGATGCCCTCTGTGCCATAACCATCGTAGGTTCCATAAACCGCCATGCGTTTGTTATTACGAAGATCACGCATGGCATTCCAAGGATTGCCGTCGTATGGATCGTTCGTTGAGTCAAAGAAACTAAATTCATACCCAGCATCAACAAGTGCATCGTATTGTTGACGAGTCTGTTTGGCGAGATCATCAAAAGCCTCTTTAACTTTTTTGTTTTTTGGCTCATGCGGCATAGCTTCATAAGCCGCCGCCAAGGCTCGACCAAATTCAGGATTGACCTCAACATACTCACCCTGTCGGGTGTACGGAATGTTGTTGGCTTGAGCGTAAGCCTCTGCTACATCAACTAATCTTGGGTCTGGCCCTGTTGCCCCTTGAATAACTGGCGCACCCTCAAGCGGCGTAAGGCTTCTGCCCTGATCCCGTCCTCTTCCGTCTCCTCTGAGAGAGAATCGTCCTCTTCTTGCGTCTTCAAGTCTTTTGTCGAAGAGGTTGGTGGCCTCTGCCCGAAGAGTACGAGACCGCTCCCGTAGAACGCCTCTGTTTCCTCTGGGGTCGCTTTTCGGATCGTCATAGTTATACTCCGTTTGGTTAATGAGTTTTGAATAAACATCATCTATGACAATATTATAATCGCCCCTAAGATGATCGTGGATTTTTTTTGCAAATTTATCGATCTTTAAGTTGGAAAAATTCAACACGACCATGTTTCCATGAACCGTGGTTTGTCCGTCTAAGATCTGCTTACCGTTTACACGGATGTCTCGGAGGCTTTGATAAATCCGATCTGCCTCTTCAAGATTAATATCCCCCACCTCAATACGAATTGCACCGTTCTTGGAAAGCCCCTTGGCTTCTTTAGGCGAAGCAACAACCATTTCCTTTTGACGCAAGGCATAGCCAAGCATCTTGGCGAGTTCTTGAATTTGTTCCGTTGTGCCTTTCTTTACAAAAAGGCCAAAGGATGGGTTGGTATCGTTTTCATAACTACCGATCTGATTAACAATATAGCCCTCAATACCAAGGGATTGCATAGCCCTCGGTAAAACTGTGTCTAAAATTTCTTGACTAATTCGCTGTTTTTGATCAACTGAAAGTGCGTTCCATTGTCTAGTAAGTTCTACATCGTCAGGATTTGGTGCTATATCAAAAATAATTTTTTGTGCTTTTGGTTCTTTTCTTTCACGCACAAAGAAGACCTCTTCTCTGCCCTGTTCTAGGAAGGCTTCTCGCTCTTCTGGCGATAGAGTGCGACTAGGCCGTCTACCAGTTGGTCGAGTTCCTGCGGCGACCTCGCCAGCATCTGCTCGTCGTGTTCGTCTTGATCCAAGTTTGGCTGATTCGCTAATTCGGTCTCCATCGAATCCTTCTCCTTCTAAAAGTTTACGCATTGAGTTTGCGTAGTTTTGACTGGTCACCCGCAACTTAGCGCCAAGTGCCTTGTACAACTCTTGCTCAGGATACCAAGCAATAGCCTGTAGGGAGGCAGGAGGGATGTCCTGACCCGTTACATCGGCAATCCTTTGTCGCATTCTTCTGACAACATCACGCAACAGACGACGCTCTGCACCTGTTGATGGAGCATCCTTGGGGCTATCCAAAGATTTAATGATGTTTTCTGCGGACTTAACAAAGTCTGTCTTCTCTCGCTGGCCCGAGTCAAAGAGGTCTCGGTTTTTCTTGAAGTCTTTTTCGTGGAGAGACTTAACCTTACGGGCAAGATCAATCATGGCCTGTTCATCAACGATGGCCTGATTGATTTCTTCTTGAGAGAATTCGTTGGAATAAATGCCGTTATCGCCGGACAGAGCGAAGGAACCCCGAAATCGCTGAACCTGATTGGCATACTTGGCGGGATCAAATTCCTTTAACTTTCCAATGAGCCGCCCAATGGTTCGCATAAACCACATATCCATTGTGACCGGCTCAAAGTTTCCAGATAGGTTGGAATAGAAACCAAATCCGATCTTGGGTCCAAACACAGAAGATCCAAGCACCTGTTCATCAGCAAGTTCACCCGTGATCTTCATGCCCACCGAATTGAGTTCTTGAACAGTAAAGGGTGTCTCCAAGAACTTCCGGAAGTCATCCATCCCCATCTTGTCAATCATGCGGTTGGCAAGTTGGAAATTTTTCTGCATGGCTTTCATCGACTCCCCGGTTCCAATCTCGGGGAATCTTGGCCTACCTCGTTCAGCATTCTGACTGAACTGCTCGTACACCCGCTCGCCAAACTTCAGGTTGTCTTCAACATTCTGGCCTTGAGAAGAAACTGAAATAGCAATACGGAAGGCGGCTTGTGCATTGGGATCGGTACGCAACTCAGGATATTTAAGCGATGCCATGCCCAGCATCTGGTCAATCACCTTGTCATACCATTGGATGTTTGCTCCACCGGAACGGATAGCAGACAGAACCTCGGCGGAAAGAAGTTTACTAAGAAGATCCCGGTCAGCCTCTTGCGTAAGGTCAAGGTTGGGAAGCCCGGAGTTTCTGTATCGATTCTCTAGGAAATCAACAATGTCTCGAATGCCGCCGACATCTTGTTGTTTAAACGCATTAGTCCCGCCCTTGCCAGTCTGTAATCCAAGCGATGTTGCCGCTACCTCTGCATCAGTAAGACCAAGGTCTTCAATAACACTTGAAACAACTTTAGATGGGGCTACTCGTCTTAATTGATACCTCTCCGGTGTCTCTGCCGTCACTCTCTGGGCTTGCAATCCCTCAACCTCGGCGGCTCTCTCTCCCATGCCGGGTAACAGTTCGCCTCGCTCAACTCGACCAAAGACATCATCC